GCTCTCCGCGGCCCGAGCTCTCTGCTGACTCGGAAGCCTGATGTTGAGTTGTCATCGTGCTGATGGGATAAGACTGCTCCCGTGGATCTCCGAAGTCAAGTCGGAAGTAAGGTGATCCGGCGGCACATCGGTGCCAACCTGGTTTCGGGCAGCTGGTGGCACTCGAGTGCCACCGTAGGGTGCCGGCATCAGGGGTCGGGGGTCACCTACTACATGCCGTAGTACATAGCCGAGTGGGGGCTAGGCTCTACTGACGTAGAGTCGAACACATCCGCCCCGATGTGTAGCCTGCCTACCTATGCGGTAGATCGGGCCGTCGATCCGTCCGATCGGAGCGAGCTCGCCCCCAGATAGGGGAGCTCGGCCCGCATAGAGGAGAGCGTACGAGTGAGGGGAGTACGCTCATACACCTGATGCGGGAACGCAACATCTGTTTCATGGTGACGGCTGCGACAATGAAACATCTGTTACGCTGAAACGTCTGCACCTGCCGGCTTGACCCGCATTTTTAACCGCGCCGGCATAGCCGTCATTGACTCACCCCATATCTACGTGGCTAATCCCCGTAGCCAACGTCGTCTACTTCTGGGGGGGTTCGTCCGACACTCTACCTCCCCGGGGAGCCGTCTCGAGACGGCTCCCGTAGGGTCCAGCGAGGACCCTACCGACCGGTAACTTGGACAACCCTCCAGGGGGTTGATCCTAAGTTACTTGCTAGTAGCGCAACGTCTACGAGGTTCCGTTACGAGATCGTTATCTTTCTGTAAACCCGCAGGTCAGAGGCCACTTCGGGGCCTCCTCCCCCCCCGTGACGGGTCCGTTTGGGGGTTCCCACGGTTGATGAAAGTCGTCATCAACCCGCCCTTATATAGTGGGAACCCTTTTTCAGGACGGAGCGAGCGGAGAGTCTCCCGAGAGACCGAAGCGAGCGGAGTCCAGACAAGGGATCGAGAGCGCCGGCTGGGGCCGCGCTCTCTCCTTACCGCCGAAGACGTGAGGAGTAGGTGCCTCTTGGTTTCGGCACCTACGACGAAAACGGGGGCTTCTCGAGAAGCCCCTAAGAAGGTCGCGCTCGAGCGCGACCTTCTGGAAACCTAGCGATTCAAAAATCGCGACCCGAGCCGGTGACCTTCTTGGTCCCGGCTCTCGTTGATTTCCGATTCGGGAATCTCCCGGATTCCGCTGACGCCGGAATCCTTTAATAGGCCGAACATCCATCCAAGGTTACGGCTGATCCCTATTTCGCCCTACCCCACAGGGGACCCCCTGTCGGTCCCCGCGTGTACCACCCCACGGAGGCTGTCTTGGCGACGAAGCGCGTGGGTATCGGCGGAGGCTCCGCCAACAACCCCGTGAAGCCGCCGAGCCCCACCCGGGCCGGCCGCGGCCGGGGTGGCGTAACCGGGGGAGCGCAGCCGAAGAAGTTCACGACCGAGCAGGCGAAGGCCGCGCTGGTCGAGTACATCTCAGCCGGCTACAACATCGGCGCCGCGTGCGACAAGATCGGGTACGCCCGGAAGACCTACGAGTCCTGGAGGGCTAAGGACCCGGACTTCAAGGCCAAGGTCGACTCGGTGATGGCGACCCGCAAAGTCGACACCGGGACCCGCGAAGAGAAGCGGAAGGCCGCCCGCGAAATGGGCTTCGCGGCCTGGAGTGAGAAGTACCTGAAGACCAAAGTCTTCCCGCATGCTCAGCAGTGGATCGATGTCCTGGAGGGACGCGAGCCCAGCGAGCTGCACCCGGCGCAGACCTGGGAGCCAGCGAAGAGGCTGACCCGACTCGTGGTGAACACATTCCCGAACGCCGGTAAGTCCACGACATTGACGATGAACTACGTCACCTACCGGATCTGCATCAACCCCGGGATCAAGATCGCCATCATCTCGAAGACCGAGGGCATGGCGAAAGACATGGTCCACGGTGTGAAGACCCGACTGACCCACCCGGATCATCAGGAGCTCATCAAGGATTTCGCCCCGGAGGGTGGCTTCGAGGCCACCGCCGACGAGTGGTCCTCGGGCCGCGTCCGGCTGGCCGCGGCCGACCGGGACCCCGCCGACAAGGATCCGACGATCCAAGCTCTAGGCCTCGGGTCGCAGGTCTACGGTAAGCGCCTCGACCTCGTTCTGGTCGACGATGCGATCGACAGCGAGAACGCCCAGCAATGGCGTCCCCAGATGAAGTGGCTGAACCTCGAAGTCGCGTCCCGGCCTGGCATGGCCGGCCGAATCGTCGTGATCGGGACCCGCATCGCTCCGGGAGACCTGTACTACCAGCTCCGTCAGGGCGAGAACTTCCAGAGCGGCAAGAGCCCCTGGAGCTACCTGAGCCAGCCCGTCCTCCTCGAGGACGATCCTGACCCCGAGAAGTGGGTCACGCTGTGGCCGCGAGCGACCACCTCCTGGTGGACCGAGGACGAGGACTGCCCCTGCGAGCAGGATGTCTGCAAGAACGGCTACGGCGACGGGACGTACCCCCGGCTGGACCCGGTGCATCTCCAGATCGTGCGGGAGTCCGCCGATGCGGACACCTGGAACACCGCGTACATGCAGCTCGAGGTGGGCACGGACGCCGCCTTCCCGCCGCACGCCATCCAGGCGGCCACCAATAAGGCCCGCCGGCACGGCAAGGACGGCGGGATGCAGGCGGTCCCGGAGGGCAAGTACGTGATCGGGTCCCTCGACCCGGCCACCTCCGGTGCTGCCGCGTTCGTCGTTGGCGCTGTCGACCGCCAAGCCGGTCGGCGGTGGCTATACGACGCCTGGAACGTGAAGCACCCGACGCCGAAGGAACTGAAGGATCGCGTGAAGGCGATCACCATCGAGTTCGGCGTACGCGAGTGGCGAATCGAGAAGACCGGTCTTCTCACGATGTTCACTCAGGACCACGAGTTGAACACCTGGCTGAACGCCCGCGGTGTCCGGCTGGTCCCGCACTACACCGGCAAGAACAAGCACGACACCAGCTTTGGTGTCGGCTCGATGGCGCCGCTGTTCGGGGTCTATCAGCAGGGCGAGGACGGCGAGCAGCACATGATCGTCGAGCCCCTGATTGAGCTTCCTCGCCACGAAGGCGACATCGCCACTCTGGTGAACCAGCTTCAGATCTGGCACCCGGACATCGACCCGAAGAAGACCGCCATCGACCTTGTGATGGCGCTCTGGTTCTTCGACATCGGCTGCCGCGACCACGTACGAACCAGCGACCAGCAGACACGCCGCCGGCAGTTCAGCCGGATGACGAGCCCGCGCGACAGGCAGCGGGCCCGCGTGTACGACCTTTCCCAGTATCAGAGAGCGGGGTGATCCAGTGAGGTACTACGCGAGCACCGAAACCCTGGACCGCCTGATCGCAGACCCGACGGTCGACATCCGTGACGTGGTGGAAGAGGTCGAGCGGTTGTGTCGCTACGAGGCTGGCGCGGCTGCGTCCTACCGGGAGCGCCCCGAACTGCTTTACCCCGGCCACCCGTGGATGAAGTTCGTCGATAGCGGAGAGATGGCGGTGGGCTGGTGACGAACATCGACCAGGTGCTGGCCCAGATCTCTACGGCGAAGGTGCGGTTCGCGCCCCGGGTCCGCAAGATGAACGAGATTCTGGCGATCCGTGAAGGTCGCTGGGACGAGGTTGCTCCGGGGTTCTTCCCCACGGAGATCCCGGAACCCCTGATCGCGAACTTCATCGACGTCGCCGCGAAGGCTGCGGCCGAGGCGATCGCGCCTCTGCCCAGCTTCACGTGCGCGAACCCGAACATGGCGACCGACGCGGCGAGGAAGGCCGCGGACAAGCGGACCAAGATCGCCCAGCACTACGTGCAGCACTCTCGTCTCGGCGACCAGAACACGATGGCCGGCGACCACCTCGACTCGTACGGGTTTACTGCGTACTCCGTCGAGCCGGACTTCGCCGAGAAGACCCCTTGCATCTACGTCGAATCCGCCCTCGGGGCGCTGTACGCGAACGACCGGCTGGGCAGAACCCAATGGTTCGCCCGGTGCTTCCGTCGCTCGGTCGACGAACTGATGTACGAGTTCCCCGAGTATCTCACTCAGTGGAACGACCTGCTCCACAACCGGATCCCGACGGTCGAGGTGATCCGCTACTACGGCAAGGACGAGGACCTCCTCATCGTGCCGGAGATCAAGACCACTCTGACTCGGATGCCGAACCCTCTCGGTCGGTGCCGGGTCCGTGTCGTCGAGGCGCCGAAGACCGGTGAGGTCTCCCGCGGCTCGTACGACGACGTGGTCTGGGTCCAGATGGCGAGGGCCCGGTTCGGCAACCTGGCCCTCCAGATCGCCGACGACGTGGCGAACGCACCGACAGTTCTCCCGAAGGACGTTCAGGACTTCGAGGTGGGACCGAACGCGGTCATCTACACCGACACCCCGCAGGGTGCCCGGAAGATGGACCTCTCGGTCCCGAACCAGCCGTTCGCTGAGTTGCAGAATCTGCAACAGGAGATGCGAACGGGGAGCCGCTACAGCGAGCTCCGCGACGGCAACACTGACGCAAGCATCATCACAGGCAAAGGCGTCCAGGCGTTGTCCGCCGGCTACGACAACCACATCAAGACCCTCCAGGGTCGGCTCGCGTCGGGTCTCTCCGACGTGATCGAGATGTGCTTCGAGATGGACCAGAAGCTCTGGGGCAACCTGGAGAAGTCCGTCAACGGCCTTCAAGACGGTGCCCCGTTCGAGCTCAAGTACAAGCCGTCACGGGATATCGCCGGGAACTACAAGTGCTCGGTGTCCTACGGCCTCACCGCCGGCCTCGACCCGAACCGTTCCCTCGTCTACCTGCTCCAGGCACTCACGTCGGGGATCATCTCCAAGGACACCGTCCAGCGGCAGCTGCCGTTCGACATGGACGTGGTCGCGGAGCAGAAGAAGATCTACGTCGAGAACCTCCGGGACTCCGCGATGACGAGCATCGCCCAGCTGACGCAGGCGATCCCGGGGATGGCGATGCAGGGCGGTGACCCGACGCCGATTGTGGCAAAGATCGGCATCGTGATCCAGCGCCTCCAGAAGGGCGACACGATCGAGGACGCCATCGAAGAGGCGTTCCCGCCGCCACCGCCCCCGGAGCCGGCTCCTGAAGCGCCTGGTGTTCCGGGCGCTCCCGAGGGAGCAGCGCCTCCCGGCGCACAACCCCAAGCACCCCCCGCGGGTGGCACTCCTGGTGGAGCACCCCAAGGGGGTCCGGCGAACGACCTACTGATGGCGCTCGCTGGCACCGGCCCGACCGGCAACCCGAACCTCTCGTTCGCGGTGAGCAAGCGTCGGCCTGTCTAGCCGCTAGACACCAAGACCGGTTCCGCCCACCTCGGTGGATCCAGGGCCGGTCCTCAGTGCGGGATGGTGCGATGGAATGCACACCGGCCTCATAAGCCGGCGCTCGCGGGTTCGAGCCCCGCTCCCGCCACATTCCCGATGCCTCTGACTTCGGTCACGCTAGGGCGCCGCCCCGGCGACGTTCAGAGGGTCGCTCCCTCCCCGGGATCTTCATCTACACAAGGAGAATCAGCATGACCGGTCCTGTCATCGGCGCCATGAAGAAGGGGCCGATCATCACCAACCCTGACACCCAGCCCGACGAGGCTGGCGAGCCGCACCGCGCGGCTCCCGCTGGGCCCGTGCCGCGCACGACCCAGCACAACTTCGAGGAGCACAAGACCGTGGGTGCGAACCCGCGGAAGGCTCACTGAGTTGGGAGAGAGCGAGTTCGACGAGCCCGAGTCTGAGGACTTCGAGGTTCTCGTCGAGCTCCCTCCGGCTAGCCAGCGGTGGCACTGGAGTTTCCCAGCGATCCACGTGCTGGCGTTCGCGGCGTCCGTCGGTCATGCCGCCGGGACGTTCTTCATGAGTGTCGCTCGCGACGTCGCGAGCCACGCGAACTATCAGGTCGATCAAGACGAGCGGAAGCAGTTCGCGCTCGACGCTGATCGTGAAATCGACTCTCTTCTCAAGGAGAAGTAAGTGGCTAACGGACACGGGGGCTATAGGCGGCCCGCCAACCCGGCGCCTGTGTCCGGGCCCGGTAGCCTTTCCCGTCGCACCGACGGTGGGCCTGCCGCGAAGAAGGCTCCGATTCAGAACCTGCCTGACGCAGGCTACGGAGAACAGGCTGAGTACAGGAGCATCCAGCAGGGTGCCCCGATCCAGAAGGTTGAGCCGCCCTCTCAGGGCGCTCCCGGAGGGGCACCCGTGGCGGGACCGCTACCTCCGCCCCTGGATGCTCCGTCCAGCCGCACTGACGAGCCGGTTACGGCTGGCGTCGATATGGGCGCCGGCCCCGGCTCGGACGTGCTCGGTCTCTTCGACCCGTCACAGATGGCAGCCGAAGACGTCAGGCACGCGATGAAGTACCTACCCACCCTTCAATACATGGTCGATTCGGACCCGCGCGCGAACAACAGCACGCGCGCGTTGGTTCGCTATCTGCGGTCGCAGCGCTGAAAAGCTGACTCGGTCGCCAGGGAGTTCTTGTGTCGTTCCTCGACAAGCTCGGCGAAACCCTCCAGGATGCCGGTTGGTTCGTCGGGGCGCCAGTGATGGCTGCCATCGACACGGCGAAAGCAGCACTCCCCGGCGGCGACCCCGCCCTCTCGGGCGCGTTGAAGGCGGTCACCACGGGCTTCGACCGTGGCACCCAGCTGTTCTTCGGCGACAACACCGGCGATGACGCAGGCACCCAGAACCTCGCCAGCCCTGGCATCAAGAAGGGCATGGACGCCCTCGAGTGGGTGTACGACAACGCGATCGCCCAGCCCATCAACTTCCTGAACATCGAGCAGCAGCGCGCTCTCGCTGACCTGACCGGCACCGAGGATGACGCCTCGGTCCTGGATTTCGGTGGCGCGTGGGACCGCGCCAACGAGAAGACCGGCGGCTACGACGGCAAGGGCACCTCGATCGGCCGCGAGTGGGGCTACTCACTGGCCGCGGCACGTGGCATCCTCCCCGGAAACTGGGGGAACAAGGACCGTTTCGGTGCCCTCACCAACGAGGGACAGCAGGCCCTGAACGAGGGCAAGGACGGCGCCGCTCGCGAGTTCGACGTCATCTCCGGTGGAATCGACGCGACCGCGCGTCTCTTCCTGGACCCGACGATCGTACTGGGCAAAGCCTCGAAGGCGTTGCGGATAAGCAAGAGTGTCGCCGCGATCAAGGACCCGACGGAGATCGCGGGCAAGCTGGAGCAGTCTCGGGACTGGCTGTTCGCTGGTTTCGGCAAGCGCCACGACCAGGCGGTCAAGTTCGCAATCGCTCCAAACCGGACCGCCGGCGAACTGATGGCCGCGTTCCCTGGGCTGAACCAGTCGCTCGACGGCGCGTCTGTCGCTTCGGTGCTCGAGCAGACCAACAAGACGATGCGCGCCGCAGGGAAATCCGAGGAGGAGATCCTCGAGCAGGCGAAGCTGATCACCCGCGCCAGCATGGGTGACGCTGACGCGCTCAAAGAGATCGACGAGTCCGCGGCGTTCGCCAAGGACGCACTCGCGAACATGCAGTCCCACCGCGACGACTTGAAGATGGCGTCCGAGTGGGCGACGGCGTACTCCGACCGGGT